GTCGGCGTTGGAGACTTGCGGGGCGAGGGTGATGCCGTACTTGGCTGAGAGGTAGCGTTCCAGACGCTGGCGATCTGCGCTTCCTAGCGCCCGCGAATATGAAATGTATTCGATAATGCGACCGGTCCAGAAACCATTCACGCCGATGTTGCTGCCGATCCAGAAGCCGGGCGTTCCAGACGGGAGCGTTGTCGGCAGGGTTCCGCTGGTTGACGAAGGTGGGATCGCCGCGCCGTTGTAGTACGGCTTGATTCCTGCCGCCACGCTTCCCGCAGTGCCATCGTAGACTGACCCAATGATATTGGTGCCGCTGGTGAGTAGCCCATAGTTCGTAGACGATACTGCCGAATATGCGCTCGCACCAGCAAAGAACCGGAGTTCGCCGCTGACGGTCGAAACAATGGCATCGCCGCCGCCGTTCCAGACTCTGGCAAGATACGCCGGACCCGCACTGCTCATTGATGCAACAGCGTATCGCGTCAATCCCGGCAGTCCGTTTTCGGCGTTGTACGAAGCGATGGACAAACTCTGCGACGAACCGTTGAACGCAAGAGCGTTTCGCCCATTTTGTTTGGTCGCACTAATCGTCGGCCTGCTCGCCGCCGTCGCCTGCGTGGCGTGCCTCGCGTTGCCAGACTTGTCAGCCCAGTACCCCACCGGATCGCTTGATGCGGTGGCCTGTGCGTGGACGGCAGAGATGCCCCAGCGTTGGGCTAAGTAGGCTTCGACGCGGGCGCGGTCTGCGGTGGAGAGGGCGGTGTGGTAGAGGATGATCTCGGCAATGTCGCAAGTGTTGAATCCCGTTCCACCCTGTGCGGCAACACCAACACCGAGACGAGTGACTGCCGTAGAGAGCGTAGCGGCGGACGATGCGACTGACATACCGCCCGCCGAGTTTGTGACGAGATTCGACGACAGCACCCCTGCGAACACGCCGTATGACGTGAAGCCAGTGACGCCACTTGCGTTCGTTCCCTGCGTTCCAGCAAACGCGGACAGGGTTCCAGAGTTAGATACGCACGGGATGACGCTGCCAGAGGCAAAGTCGCTGCCTGCGCCAGCCGTGCTAAGCACTCGTCCGTTTGTCGCGGAGCCAGAGATTCGGCACACCACAAACACGCTGTATGCGTTGGTGCTGATGCTGGCCGACAGGTTCCCGGTTAGCCCTTGTGACCCGCCAAACGTCAGCACGCTTCGGCTATTCAGCGCGTTGCCTGCCAGCGTTGGCCGAAGCCCCCCGCTCGCCGTCACGTTGTTTCCGCTTCCGCTTTTGTCCTTCCACGCTTCGACAAGCGATCCGTTCAGTGTCATGCTCGCCGCCGACGAGTCCGCACCATCCAGCCACAGCGCGCACCCACTAATATCCAGCGGCGAACTCACCGCCGTCACCGGACCAGCGTCGGTGGTGTAGGTAGATGCGGTGTCCGAAGCGTCAAGCCAGAGGGCGAGGCCGCTGATGGAGCGAGGGGTGAAGTTACTGCTAGGCCGCAGGAGTCTGGGCGACTGTGGCATCTCAGCCCTTTGCCATGACGGTCATCGCGCAGGTGGTGGCGCCAGCAACGACGGGCACCACGTAGTTCGATGAGAAACACGCATCCGGCACCGGGTGAATGCCGATGGTCAGTGCGGTGGTCACGGCCGAGCCGTCCGCGTAGACCTGGCGCGGGGTGACGGCGGGGTCCACGGTGCCGTACCAGTTGATCAGCGTACCGCCATTGGTATTGGCAACCATGACGCAAGCGCCGCCGAAGCGACCGAAGGGAAACATCCCAGAGGTGGTTGCCGCCGACGAGTTGGCGGTGACAACCATGCCGGGGGAGAAGTGACGAGCAATCTCATTCATCGGTTCTTGACCCTGTATGCGTGTTTCTCAATGACCTTTTCGCGGAGTTCGGAAGTCTTGGCGCCCGGGTTCTTTTTCTTCTCCCGACGCACCAAGTCTTTGACGATGGATTCGTTGATCAGCTTTCGTTGCGGGGCGGATGGGCCGGGGTCGTAGTTCACGCTCCCGGTCACCATCATGCGGCGTTCCTTGGCGACGTTCAGAACGTCATCGTTGGATGACACCCAAGCCTTGGGGTCGCGCCAGCCGCGGTGATCTGCAATGCCGCCGCAGTAGTACTTGCCAGAGATGTTGATGCCGGCCTGGCGAGCCTCGTCCGACACGTACTTGGCCTGCCTCGCAGGCATGGCGTCCAGCTGCTGGTTGTTCATCCGGCCTTCCATGAAGGCTCGGTCAGTCCCTTGGGTTCCCGGGGGGCACTGCAAAGCGGCCATTTCCGCAAAGCGTGGCGTCTGGCCGTCCTCAATCATCCGGCGGTAATGAGCCTGGACTGCGGACGAGGCGTTGGCGATATCGAACGGAAGGTCCATATAGAACTACTGTCCCGGGGGCTGTGGGGGAGGGCCGTCTTGCGGGGGTCCTTGCTGCGGCGGAGCGACCGGGGGAGGGCCTGGCGGTGGAGGAGGTGGAGGAGGGATGGCAAAGTCAGCCACATCCATCTGGTTGACCTCGCCCCACTTGGCCATGAGCTGGTTGAATAGCTCTGGCTTGCCCGCCTGCAGCATGCCCTGCGCCACTGGCATCATCACCTGCATGAGGTTGTTCATGTTCTCGGTCTTGGTGGCGATGTTGGGCTTCCGTGCCGAGCCGGCCTCAACGCGGTAGTCGTACTCGCGGACGATGGCGTCTGGGTCTTCTTGGCGAACGTGCATATCCCACGCCTGCGCGGCCATGGGACCCATCAGCGGCGCAACGTCCTGCGGCTCAATCAGCCATCGGGCAAGGAGCGACTCTTTCCTGGCCACATCCGACAGAGCGTCTTCCAACGTGTTTGCGTAATCGTCAGGCCTCACCGAGATTTGCTCGGCCTTCACGTTGGCCTCTGCGGCTGACCGGAACTGATTTCTGGTCATGCCGTAAATTAGCTCGGTCAACCCGACGCGACGGTCGAACAGCGAGGTCACCTCCGCGATGATGCGGTACATGTCCTCGGTCACGCCCGGGAGGTTAAAAACCGAGATCACATCGTTGACCGACCGGCCGATGCCTTCGGATATCTCAACGATCTTGAATCCGCCCTCGGCCTTCTCCAGCAGCTTGCTCTTGAGATTCTCGTCCGCGGCCTTGGCGACACCGATGAGAACCTGACTGGACGCTGCGATGCGGGTAGCCAAGAAGGACATCGCCCAATTAATGAATCGCAATTCCCCAATTCCAGGCCGGATCAAGGAGATGGGCCAGGAGTACCCAGGCTTGCCATGCCACGCCAAAAGCGTGAACGGCCATCCGCCCGGCTCGGCCCAGAACGGGATGGGCCATTGAGTGTTGACGAACAACTGCTGCGGAATGCCAGTCTCGTCCACTTCCTCTTGGAGCATCTTGGGCGGGCAGTTCAGCGGGAAGTCCACGCCCTCCGCAACGACGATGTAGCAGTTGGGTCCCATAGACTCAAACTTGCCACGGAGGTCTTTGTCGGAGTCCTTGAGCCTGTCCCCGAAACCGATCTTGGAGTAAATCTCCCAGTAGCAAATCAGGTCGGCCGTTTTGCCGGCTCGCTGCTGTTGCTTGTAGCCACGCTGGTCTTCGTTGACTCGCGAGGTGTACGACTCTGAGTGACCCTTGAGGTCTTCAACAGACAGGCCAAACTTTGCGGCCACCTCATCCACGGGCTGCACACGCTTGCGAGCCGCCCACCGGATGTCTTCAAACTCGTCGGCATCGGGGTCCCAGACGAGGTTGTCGATGGAGTCGAAGAACGATCCGGCCATCTTCACATTCGACCCGGGCGGCGAGTACAGCTCATGCCACCACACCCCAGCACCCTTAATGAACGCCTCTTCAACCACCTTTCGGGAATGGCGCTTGAGGTCCAGTTCGTTGGGGGTGTAGTTGAGGTAGTCTTCCAAGAGCTTGGAGACAACCTTTCGGCGCTCGTAGGCAAACTGCTGCTGCTGCATGCCTTGCTGGTAGGCCATGATGCCGGGGTCTGGCATCATTACCGGCTGGCCGTCCGGACCAATCACTGGGCCTTGCGGACCCATTTGGGGAACCGGGGGCTGTGGGAAAATCCCCAAGAGCTGCGGGCCAACAATGGGGAACTGCCGCGGACTGACCACCCGATTGGGGTTGCGATGGTGGATGACCGCCGAGAACAAGCGGACGGCCTCCCACACGCGGTTGACAGTCATCCGAAACGCGGGAGGGTCGATGCCGCGGTTGTAGCCCCGCTCGCCCATGGCATAGGTGTTTTCCCACATCATCGACGGGTCGCTTGCGTAGAAGCCCATCGCTTCCTTCGCATCGTCCGTGAATGGCTTCTTGTGGGTTTCCGCCAAACCGATGAGCTTTAGCCAGCCCTTGGCAATCGGCGCAAGCGGGTTGTCATTGCTCATCCAGCGTCTCCCTACTGTCTATTGCCCGTTTCACGCCTTTTTGGGGGCGACGGCGTTCAGCCGCTTTTCCAGCATGGAAACACGCTCAGAAAGGACCGCCACCCGCGGATCAGCCGGCAGGGCATCCCATACGCCGGTTTCCTTCCAGGCCGCGAATTCGGCCAAGCCGGGATCGTCTCGGTGGTGGACTGAAGTCTTCTCCACACCCCCATAACCAGGAACAACAGCCCAGAGGGTCAGGGTCCTGGCAGAGGTCTGTGTGACGAATGCCATCACCGGATCAGCGCCCTCATGGGCGTAGAACCGGACGAGATCACCGAGCTTGGTTTCGGGCATTGAGTAATCGCTCATCGCTTATTTCCTTGGGGGCCAAGAATCACGCAAGAGCCTTCGGACTCCCGCTTTCGTCGCTTTCGATCCAGGTAATCAACCCACCACGGAGCCGGGCCGTAGGTCTTGGGTGGCTTGTGGTATCTCGGCTCGTTGGCGCAGAGGTACTCTAAAACCTGACACGCATGCACCTCGCCGCGAGTCTGCGGTTCGTCGGTGACATAGACCTGACCGTTGACCGTGGTGGTCTTCTTTCTGTATCGCTTGATCTCGCGCATCAGATTGGGGCATGCACCCTCCAAGAACTTGAGCTTGGTGGTGCCGTCGCCTCGGATGTGGAGCGCCTGCCTGACCAAGGCCGTGCGGGCCTGGATGTCATCCGATCCGGGAATGAATTGCGTGTTCGTCAGCTGGAAGCGGAACTTGCGCTTCTTGAGTTCCTCGGAGTACAGCTCATGCGGCAGCCTGCCTGAGCCAAGGTCACGCAACGCACCGCCGTGCATGTCCATGATCCCGGTGTAGATGTTCTGCTCAATGGCCTTGGAGCAGAACTGCTCTCCCCAGATCAGCGCGTTGCAGTTGCGGATGTACAGCTCGTCATAGATAAGCCAGAACCTCTCGTCCGGAGGGACGGCAAGGAACAACGTCGCCATCACCGCGTGGCCAGGATCGATCCCCACATACCGGGTCCAGTCTGCGGGGATTTGCCCATCGGGGAGTTCCGACCGAGACAGCATGTGGACCGACGCATTGAAGGTCGGATACATGAGCGTGGATTCAGTGGTGAACTCGCCCTCGGCACGCATGCGGAGTTCGTCCATGCCGAGAGCCGACCAGCGTTCGATGTTCTTCTTCTTCTCGTCCGAGTCGATATGCGCGTTGTCCAAAAAGCGCAGGACGAATTTCCTGATGATCGGGTCTTTGACGCCATCCTCCTCCGCCTTGTCGGCTCGGTCGCACAGCCCAAGGAGAGCGTCATTCTTGGACCACGGCATGGCCGACCAGACGAAGCGCCCCTTGCGATCCGACAGCCGGGCCTGCATCTCACCGACCCACCGCTCCGAAGAAATATCCTCGTCGATGTGGACCAAATCGGCTTGAAAACCTTGGGGCGGTTCGCCCTCAGAGGAGAAGCAGTAGATGGTCCATCCGTTGGTTAACTCAGCCTTGTTGAGGTAGCCGGCGTTCTTCTGGACCCAAGACATGTCCTTGATCATTCTCGGGGGAATGAGCGGCGGCGCGGGCTTGGATTCTTTCTTCCGCGCCTCATCGGTGTTGGGGTTGAACGCTCGCCACTTGCCGGTGACCTCGTCTCGGATGATCCGAAATGCCCCGGCCTTGAACAGCATTGGGTAAACCACCATGCCAATGTGGGTCCACCCCTTGCCGATGATCACCAAGTTCCCGCCTTCCTTGGGATACTTGCCGTATGGGTCCTGCCCGGTGGCGGCGCGAGCGTCTTCGATGAACGTACACGCCGATTTTCCGCTGCGGTTTCCTCCGATTACCAATCGCTCGCTCGCAGTGCAGGCGTGAAACTCTTCCTGCTTTGGCATGGGCACCCACAGACGAAGAGCCTCAAGGCGACGTTCAGCCAGTTCGGCTTGAACGTCCTTCATCTGCGAAAGAGCGTGTTGCGTTAGCCCGCCGATGGGACCGTCAGGCGTCGGCGGTGGAGGTATCTTCGGGTGCTTTCGCACTCCATTCACCGCAGGCGTTATGGGATTCAATCACGGGGAATGCGCAAGTACTTTGGTCAGCCCACGCTGGGGGGAACCTCTTGCACAGCCCGATGTTCAGTTGCTGGTGTTCCGGGATCGTCTGGAACCACCAACGGCAATCCTGGCACTGCATCAACCACCTCTACCTTCTGGATGTTCATTGCCGCCTCCAGAACCTGTCTCCGGAGTTCGGCTTCCAACTCTTCTTCGCTCATCAACTCCAAGGGCTTCTTTGCGCCGCCCATGGCCGTGTTGCCAACAACAAGACGCATGATGGAGTCAAGCATCTTGGTTCTGAACGCCCCGCCAACGGGAGCGTCGAAAAATTGTTTCATGTAGGCGTTGGCAAACCCACGCACGCCGCCGAAGTACTCCATGAGAACTTCCAGCAGCTCGGACGAGTGGGGGATGTTTGCCCCGCCAATCCGTGCCGATGAGACGAAGAGGTCCACGGCCCCCTTCTCAATCTCGGCTAGCTTCTTGTTCTGCTTCTTCTGGCGAGACGATCTGCCCTGCTTGTTCCGGCACTTGCGGCACCGGGAGTGAAGACCGTCCTTGGACTTGTGGAAGTTCGCCGTGGTGGCGGGATAAGAAGTCCCGCACTCTACGCAAGCCTTGTAGTCAGACACTTGCCGGCAGGCGTCTCAGAATGTCCTGGGGAGCTTTGAGGTCCACCAGCTTTACGCTGGAGTCCACGTTGGCCTCAAAGGACTGCCTCATCTTCTGGGCCACTTGGCTGGCGTCGATGAATTGTGGCTTGCCAACACACTTGGGCTTCCAGTGACCAGCCCAAGCGTCCCAGTTGCAGTAGACCGGGTTGTAGCCCAGCTTCTGTGTTCCAACGAGGGAGAGGTCGCGGGTCTGCGTCACATCTTCAGTGGAGGCCTTCTCGGCACAGAACATGTCCTTCCACTCGTAATAGAACCACGGCCTGTCTTCCGCCGTCTTTGGTTCCGTAAGTTCAAACGCCCGCATGTCGTACATGATCAGGCCGGTCGGAAGCGCAGCACACTCTTGGATGCCGGCCAGCTTCACGGCGGTGTGCCGGTCGTACATCTCCAGCTGGAAGTCGGGATTGGGATGCAGGGACTGCATGGACTGCCAGCGGAACACGTACACGCACTCCACGGGCGGAGGGCCGCAATATGGCGCCCCGATGACGCAGGGTCCCTTGTGGTAGTGGTTGACAAGGAAGTCAAAGGACGATGGGAAGAACTGCTTGGCGGCCTCGTCTTGGCCCCACAGCATGTCGGGCTTCATGTCGGAGTCCACCATCACCAGCACATCGACGCCATGCTCGCGGGCTTGCAGGACGGCCCGATTGCGGGTCATGGTGATGGGCGTGTCAGAGAGGTTCCAGACGCGAAGCGAACCGATCCGCTCGTCCTTGGAAGCCTCGGCCACAAGGGGAATCATCCACTCCCTAATGTCCGGGTGTTCCGACGAGATGCCGCCATTCCCGCCGTAACTAAACGTGCAGATGCCTACATTAAACTTCTGAATCACGGGCCGCTCTTTCTGCTTCGGGGTGAAGTATGTCCTTGATGGACTGAAACAACGCGAGCGACTCGGCCGTCACCTTGCCGCCTTTGCTGATATTGTCGCTCCTCCACAACGGGCGGAGGTTTCGCCAGTTGCAGACCGCCCTAGCCTCAAGCGGGTCCGCAAGGTTGGCGGCGCAGAGGGGGAAGATGTGGTCCACATGCCACAGGCGACGATTCCCCCAGCACATTCCATCCAAGAAATGCGATGCAATGTGATCGCGGAACTCCTGGGCGGTGCATTCGACCAACTTCATGGTCGCGGCGGGCTTGCAAACGCCAGCCCGCTTAAACGCATCTCGCGTTCGACACCTGATCCTGCGCGCCTCGGCATAAGCCCAATCCGATCTGTACCGCGCCCGCTCATTCTCCAGCGTGCGCTTGAGAACCTTTTCGCGGTTGTTCCTGTAGTACTTTTTCCCCTGAGCCGAACCCTCCGCCCGCCGTTTGTCCGCATGCTTTTGTCGGCTGCGCTTCGTTGCCGTCAGGAACGGCTCTGGGTCCTTGGCGTACCGCTCCCGCTTCTCGGAGCAGTATCGCTCCTTGTTGGCTGCGTAGTCGGCCCGCTTCCAGGCCCGCTGCTTCTCCGGATCGCTAAACGGCATGGTTGCCGCCATAGGAGAAAGTACAGATTCCTACGTTGAACTTTTGCTGCATAAAACACCTCGGGGGTTGGTGTATAAGTGTACAGTAAACTAGAAATCAGTCAAGCGTTAAGACCGCTGCGGAGGGCGGCTGCCCTTCATTCCGGAAGGGAGCTTGCGGTAATAGTCTGTAAGGTCGTACTTCGGCGCTTTAGGGGCCGTGAGTTGGTCTGCCTCTTTGCGAAGGTCTGCAATCCGCTGCCTCTGCGCAGCCTCTTCGGGGGAGTATTGCCTTGGCGCAATCAGCGCTCTTCGCCTCTCTTCACCCGTAAGCTGAACCTCAATGGGGCGAGCTTGGCCTGGGCGCTCCGTGACTACAGGCCTCGTCGGCCCCTGCACAGGCGGGCGAACTGGCGGCTTCTCCTCCTCCGCCAAGAACTGGTCGTACATCCTCTCGTTCGCGGCACGGTCATAGAGCGTAGTGCGCGCCGGCGACTTAATGTCAAGCCACCTCTGGAACTCTGCGTTGCCCAGTGTCGGGTCCTTGTCGTACTTGAATCCTCCCTGTTGGCCAGTCTGATAAGGCGTGCCTTGCAATGGTGGCGCTATGTGCGGAAGTGGAGTGAATACATAGCCCCCGAGCGTGCCGTAGCCTTTGTTTCCAGGCGCTCCTGCTGTGCCGATGGTAATAACCCCAGGTACGCCGTTCTGGTAAACAACAGGCTTTCCGTCGTATGTTTGCGGGGCTGCGGGCGAGGCCGCGGGCGATTGCGGCTGGCCCTGGTGCGGCGAATGCCCCCAAGTGCCACCAGGATAGGCGTAGGTGGTTGAGGCGTAAGGGTCGGCAGGCTGTTGGTACG